AACTGATGTCCAAGCTGCTGGCGAAGGTGGACCGTAATTCAAATTGCCGTTTGATAGAACATGTCCGTTATTCCAAAGCGGATTCAACGTGCAGTAATTCCCCGGCACTTCACCGCCCGCGCCGGTGTCATTTGCCGTGTTGCCGTTCGTGGGCGAGTCAAGGAGGCAGTCAGCATCAACAAATGCTGATGTAAAAGTTTCTGTGCCTGCGGTAGCCGATGTAACGATAGAACCACCTGCTAGGGCTAAACGAAGATAACGATTTACAGTTGTAACTGTGTAAGGTGGTGATACTGCGTTTGAGCCACTTCTAGTCCAGGACGCGCCATCGCTGGACCACCAATAACCGAAATACAAATTGCTGCCAATTCCACTAAAGCTGTTTACAGTAAAACTAGCCGGATTTGCCAATGAATATGTGTCGATAGTCGTAAGGCTTGGAAAGCTTGACCATGTTGGCTCTGTGCTTAAGGCACTTGACCATGCCATGCCCGCCACAGTAGACGAAACTGGACCAGGGGTAATGTTATTAACCGTCCAATCATTCCCGTTGCCGCTGTCGTCCGTGCCAAGTGCAGAGGCAGAACTATTGTCGCTAAAGGGAAGGTGGAAACCGTTGGTGCCGTAGGTTCCAGCGTATTCAATCGGCTGCCACACGCCGTTGTCGTCAAACTCACCGAAGTCGGTGGGGTCTAGCGCTTGACCGTCGATTAGGTAAAAGTCTGCTAAATACCCGTCATAAAACACGTTAGTAGTTCCAACGCTGTTTTTACCTGCACCTATTTGCTGTGGATCACCAGCCTTATTAACTAGCAAATAAAAGTCTTGCGAAATAGTTGGCGGACTATTCCAAGCTACAGGGGTGCCGTTTACATATGCCCTGAGTCTATCAGAGGGAGTGCCGGAAGTTGTGTCTACAGCAAGAATAAATGAATACCAAGCCGAAGGGTCTCTATATTTTGCTTGGTCAGTAAACGTAGCGCCACCATTTATGTAAATCTGAAAAGTGTCATTCTCAAATGACATCTGCAAATAGCCAACATCTGCAGATCGGTTTCCAGCGCTAAAAAAGACCGGATAAGATCCCAACTTTGAACGCTTTACCCAGCAAGAAATAGTAAATGTCCGTCTATCGCCCGACGATGCCGGGGTGCGGCTGAGGTACGCCGAGTCGGCTGAGTTGAACCGCAGCGAACGTTCAATCTCGTAGCCAGCAGCTCCAGCAGGACTTGCCAACAGCAGAGGCAGGGCGCTTCCGGGAATTGACATGTCAGCTCAGGTTGGAAATCAGGGTTGCAGTGATCTTGGTGCTGGACTGAACCGCATACACGATGCAGTCAACTGCTCCAGAAGCAGTGCTTAGGACCGGTGCCGTACCGCCAGTAAAGTCCCAGTAGGTGTCATACGACAACAAACGGGAACCGCTGCCATCTTGTGTCACCCAGATACAGCCCGATTGACCTGCCACGAGGTTAGTCGGATTTGCCAAGGTCGCCGTATGCGCCAGCGTCACGCTGAAATTATTGGAATCAGAAAAGTCGGGCGTGATAGTTGTTGCACTTGTCAGTGCTGTGATCTCGCCACGTTGGCCCTTCGTCCAGGTCTGCGCTCCATCCAGCAAGCCGTAACCACTAATGGTCTGACCAGCAGCAAAGGTGATTGCGCCAGTCATCGTGCCGCCCGACTTAGGCAGCGCTGCAGCAGCTAGGTCGTAAGCCGTCTTGACTGAATTAGGAGTCGCAGCGGTCGTGGTGCTTGTGCTGCTAGTCGAATCAGTCAGCTGAAGAGTGCCGCGTGTGCTCGTCGTACCAGCAGCAACCTTGGTGCCGGTAATCGCAGCGCTTGCATTGACATCCGCATCAACAATGACGCCAGCAGCAATGCTGGTTACGCCCGTATTACTGATGGTCACATCACCAGTAACTTGGCGGACGGTTGGGACACTCAGGGCATCACCAACAACCAAGTAGCCGGGAGACAGCGCCGCCAGCTTGCTATAAGCAATCGCAGCAGATGCGTTGATGTCAGCGTTGACAATTGCCCCAGCGGCGATGCTTGTGACGCCTGCGTTGTCGAGCGTTACGTCACCGCTGAATTGAACAGCAGTGGCTTCGTTGCTTGAGTTGCCGACATAGACATAACCGTCAGTCAGCGCAGTGCCAAGCTTTTCATCGTCCAGCTCCTGCAGTGCCAACTGAACGTTGGTTGCCGCAATGCTGCCGTAAGGCGTAAAGCTGATGTTGGTTGCGGTCTGACCTGCAATAGCGCCGGAAACGTCGATCAGTTCCCAAGTTGCGCCGTTGCTCAGGATCATGTCCGGCGGCGCCAAAGCTTCAGCCGGTGCATTACCCGAGCCAGTGCCCGAAGTGCTAACAACCAAGTAGTACCGGTTGTTGGTATCGGACGCGGCAGGCAATGAGCCACCAATCGTCAGACCCAGTGCTGAACCAGCAGAGGTGACCGAATCAACTTGGTTGGTGCTGGCGTCATAGGTTCCAGCAAAAATCAGCTCACCACTCGTGATCGTGACGGGCAGCCATGCGGACCCAGACCAGATGTAAAGGTCACCGTTCAGCTCGTCCCAGAAATACTGACCTTTGAACTGTGCAGTCGGGAAGGTGACGACGCCTGCAGTCGAACCAGAGCCACCGAATTGAACAGTGGAAGAATCAGCAAGCTTGGCGCCGGTAATGCTGCTTGCGCCGATGCGATCTGCAGGAAGCGTGCCGCTGGTCAGCTTGGTTGCGGGAATGTCAGGGACATCAGCAGCAGCAAGCGTCGTGCCACCAGTGACGTGACCTTGAGAGTCAATGACAACCTTGGTGTAGGTGCCGGGTGTGGCCGAATTGCTGTGGTTAAGCTCGCCGCCAGCGCCAACATCAAGACCACTGCCGGGATACACAGCGCCAGCCGTGCCAGCTGCAGCAGCCGGAAGATCAGCGGCGGTAATTTGACGACCTTCGGTGACCAGACCGTTGGCGTCGTATTTGGTGAGGTGATACTCGGTCGTATTGGCGGTGACCGTGTTGTCGATCTGAATGGTGCTGCCACTCAGGGTCAGGCCATTGCCGTTGACAACAACTGCACCCTTGTCGGTGGTGGTTGCGGTCGGAAGGTCAGCAGCGGTGATAGTGCGGTAACTAACAACGCCAGCGCCGCCACTGGGACCAGCCAGGAATTGACCGCCAGCAGTGGTGTCGTCGAGCGACGTGGTAATCGTTACTTCATCACCGGAAGTGGCGATGCTGATATTGACGATGCCTGCGGTGCTGCCAACAACGCTGTTGACGGAACCCGCTGCTTTGATGCTGACCCAGCTTGAGCCGTTCCAGCAGTAAACCTTGCTGTCGTCGGTGTCGAGTGCCAGCTGACCAATGAAGGCGCCGCTTCCGGGCAGCGTCGTGACCAGATCAACGGTGGATTCGTCGCCCAGTTTGGCGGCAGTAACGCCGTCGTCAGCTAATTGGGTCGTGTCAACAGCGCCGTTGACCAGTGCCGTGCCAGCAACCTGCTGACTACCAAACAGAATCTTGGCGCCGGGAATGGTGGCGTCGGCAATCAGCGTGGTGGCGTTACCAACTAAATCGGTAACGGTGATCTTTTTGGTCTCGCTTGCGCTTACATCGGCAATGGCCAGGAGATCACCAGCCGCTAGATCGCCACCGGCTAACGCGGCTAATTCGCTGATCCTTAGGTCGGCCATGCCCCGGTGCCCTAGCGACTTTTACAGATAATCAGAGTCTAGGGCTTTAGTCCGGTTCTTCCAAAAGCAGGTACGAGTCTGCCGCCTGTTCCAGCTCAAGCTTGCCCGTGTCTTCCTGTAGCAGATAACGATCAACGCGAGTGCTGGCACGCAATTTGATTGGACCAGTGGCGGCAAAATCAATCGTGCCAACAATGATGTTGTCTGGTGTAAAGCTGACGGCTGCAGCAGTTACCAAGGCGTCGAACTCCCACCAGAGTGAATCATTGATCTGGCTGGCTTCAAAACTTCCGGTCTGTGCTGTTGTGTCTTCCGCTTTGATGTAAAACTTGCCGTGGAACAAAGAGCCGATTTCAGTACGCAGCACCAGCTGCATTAAATAGTTGACGGATTCTTGGCCTTTATTGTTGGTGTAGTCCCAGTGGGCGGTAAGTCGTCCGCTGCCGCTGATCAGGCTGCTGTACTGCTGACGGTATTCATCGCCAAGCACTGAAATGTCAACGACTTCGCGGTTGGTGTTTAGCTCGTAGTCGGTGACTTCACCAACAATGCGGCTGTCACGATCTCGAACAATGACGGAAATCGGGATGTCACGGGCGATTGCGGACAACGTGATAACACCTGTCACCCCGCCATCAAGGCTGTTGGCAAAGGTGTCGTAAAGCTTGATTCCGCCTAGCTCGTCAATAAAGACGTACCAGTTGCCGCTGGGATGCACGGTGCTGTCCGCCCAGCCAGAAGCATCAACAAAATCAAGGTCGGTGCCATCGGTTGTTGAGATTTCCAGCAGGTCACCCGTGATCAAAGTGCCTTCGTCAAAGTCAAAACTAAAGCGGTTACGCCCGGCGTTTACATCGCTGGGATTAACGATGGATTGTTTAGATCCTTCGCTTGATTTACGGGTCAGCTCGATCTGACCAATTTGGCCAAGGTAGATACCCATCAGATCGTCACCGTGGTCAGTGCTCCAGTGCCTTGGAACGAGATATCGGCGCGGCTGACTTCACCGACGCTGGCACCAAAGCTGACGCTAGTGATATACGCAGTTAGCTGGACATCGTGGTTGGTGTTGCCTTCCACCAGTCGCAGGGTCATGGTCACGGTGTCGCTGTCCGTCACCCCAGCAACTTTCAAAACCTTCTTCAGTGCGGTCGCGGCGTCGTTGCGGTCGGTGCCGTCGTTGTAATACAGAAGACTGGCGCTGCCGTTAAATTCCTGCACACCAGGGATGTAGGTGCGCTGGCTGTCGCCAAGTGTGGTGGTCTCTAGGACTTCAAGCGAACCAGTCAGAGTCCAGTTGCTGACCTTGATCTGCTCCGTGCCGTCGATCAGCAGGCGTCCGTCTTTGCCGGTGTAAACCTTAGCCATTAGAGAACACCTACCAATTTCACTGTAACGCTACTAATGCCGGGACGCACTGATGTAATCGCTGGCGGCGAGTCATAACGCCACTTATTGCCGGTTGCAGCATCAATAGCCGAAGTGTTACCGCTCCAACCAGTGCGGAAAGCTGCGGGTAGATCAAATGTCTCAAATCCGCCCTTCACTGAGTCGTAATGGGTAATGAAGTCGTCGGCGTAAGTGTCGGCAATGTTGTCGTAGCTCAAATCCAGCGTCATGCCGGTGCGCTTATCGCCGTACAGGATTCGAGTCTCCGAGCCGTTTTGAGACTTAAACGTTTTGTAGGAGTAATCGCCAGCGTTGAAATTACGGGAGCTGGGTGTCAGGGATGGGTAGCTCATTCGAGTGTTGGCCCCTCAACGATCTCAAAGTTGCCGTCCACGTCCAGTACGTCGCGGGCGATCAGGCTCTGTCCACTTGAGTTTACTGGGTGATTGCTTGCCTTAATCGTCACGATGCCGTCAGTGTTCACGTCGAGCGCTTCGATTTGGTACACCTGTGAACTCACGTTTGAGCCGATGACAGAGAACACCGAATCCCTCAGATCCTGTGCCACGCCGCCACTGATTTCCAGCACACCGGAAAAGACTTCGGTTTGGGTGCGGTCCCAGTAATAGACGTTGTAGCTGCCGTCAGCCAGGTCGGTCACAGAGATGACCGTGCCATCTTCCTTGACGATGCCGTTGTTGGTTGGACTGTACGGGCTGACCTCGGTGGCAACGCGGATGTAATCACCAGGGGCAAGTGACAAACCCCAGGGCAGTGTCTGGAATGTGACGCTGTGAGTGACGTGCTTACGGACGGCGAGGAAGTAGCGAGCAGCTAAAAGGGCGTGAATGTCACCAGTGATGTGGGACAGCTCGAAGTTTTCAAGTGGCAGATCTGCAGCGCCAGCTTCGTCGTAACGGACCAAAACGCTCTGCTGCTCGGGCATTTTGTTGGTGCCTGCCCACTTGTAAAGCACTGCGGCTTGGAACAGCTTGCGATCCTCAAGGTCAATCCACTCAAGCTTGAGCGAATCTTCAATGATGTTGCCGTCGGTGAACATGCCCCGGATTTGCAGGGCTTGATCTGGCGCGATCTTGTAGTTGCTGTCGTAAGGCAGGGCAGGCTCGATTGCCAACTTGCCGTTTTTCAGCGTCATGAAGCAGAGGACGCTTGGGGCAATCTCAGCTAGCCAGCCACGGATATTGATCGACTCTGCAATGGCGTCGTCATAGAACAGGTTGTTTGCGCGAAGGAAACGCCCGGTTTCGGTCAGCGTGGTGCGGTCAACCAAGCCGCTGTTGACGATGCTGCCTGCTCCAGTGTCGGTGTCAGTTGCTAAGTACCAGAGCAGATCAGTCAGCAGGTTGCTAGAGCCGGTATCGCCATCAATCAGGCGTTCCACTTCAATGCCGCTTTGGATGTAGCAGCGGAGTTGATCGAGTTGC